TGTGACGTTAAATTGCGACCCAGATGCAGCAAAAGCAGTTATGTTTACGAGGCCCGGCCCGACAACTGGTAAGGCCGTCCCAATCCCTACATTGCCAGTGGCATCAACCCGCATCCTCTCAGTTTGGGAGCCGGTGTTGAAGATAATTGCGTCCGAAGTGCCAGCGCCGCTGGTGCTTTGCAGCGTCAGCGTGGACGAGGCAGTCGTGCCGCCGCTGATGAGCGGGACAGTCTCAGATGTCCAAGTTGGCGTGGCTGTCGTGCCAACTGTGATCGTGCCAGAGCCATTCGTGACATTAATATTCGTGCCACCCGTCAGCGTCCCCAGCGAGTAACCCGCGCCGTTGCCGATCAGAAGCTGACCGTTTGTCGGTGTAGAAGTTACACCTGTACCGCCATAGGCGATCCCAATTGCGCTGCCGTTCCATGTGCCAGCAATCACAGTTGAGAGCGAAGCATCTCCAGTTGCACCAAGCGTTGTAAAAGCACCAGAAGCAGGAGTTGAGCCACCAATTGGTGTGCCATTTATAGAGCCGCCAGTGATTGCTACCGAAGAGGCATTCTGGGTCGCCATTGACCCTAAGCCGGTTATGTCCGTGCTAGGAATTGTCGCAGAGGCCGTAAAGGCGCTCGTGCCGTTGCCCTTTACATAACCCGTGAGCGTTACCGCGCCCGTACCGCCTTGCGCCACCGTGATCGTGCCAGCCGTGATCTGGTTGGCATTAATAGCGATGGACGTATCTGTCGCCGCTGTGATCTGTCCCTGCGCATTGACCGTGATGGCAGGAACTGTAGACGCCGAACCATAGTTGGTGGCCGTAACGCCCGTATTGGAAATGTTGAAAACCGTACCGGCAAGGCTAAGACCCGTTCCTGCCGAATAAAGAACCGGCGCGGCAAACTGAGAAAACACAATGCCGGTTGTGCCAACAATGATCGGAAGAGGCGTCTGCTGCACCCACGATGTGTTGGTGTTTGCAGTCCCGCTGGTGACAAGAAAGAAGTCGCCAGAATTAATCTGGTTAACGCCCGTTCCAGCCGTGTCAAAATCTGTCGCCCTAGTCAGGACAAAAACAGACGAGCCGCTGCCGGGCTGAGTAATGTTGTAAACGCCATTATAGGGCTCATTGGTGCTGGTCTCATTCTTAATGAGAACGCGCTTGCCAATATCTCCGACGACGAAGGTGTAGCCGTCAATCGTCAGAGCGCCATTTGTGGTAGCCGTAATCTGGGCGTTAACGCCGCCGGTCCCGTTTGTGTAATTGTAAGCCGGAAGCGCAGCCGTCGTCGCATAAACAACCGCTTGGTGAAAGTTGATGCCAGCCGAGATTGTGTCCACATACGCCTTGTTGGCGATGTCGTTGGCATTTGTTGGGGCCGTTGTAATTGTGCCGGTAGTCAGGGTGACGGCATTGATGGTTGTATTGCTGGCCGACGTAATTTGGCCTTGAGCATTGACCGTGATTGCAGGAACAGACGACGAATTTCCATAAACAGCAGCAGTAACGCCTGTATTGCTAATGCTGACAGTACCGCTTGTTGTAATTGGCCCACCAGTCAAACCAGTGCCGGTGTTCACCTGTACAACCGAGCCAGTCCCGGCAGAGAACCATGTAGGATTAGACCCAACGCCTTGCGTTTGAAGAAACTGACCAGCCGTGCCGGGAGCAAGAACACTCCAGCCGCTAATGCCACGATAGAGAAGGTCACCCTGCGAGTTGCCAAAGGCGCTATCCATCGCCGCAGAGAGCGTTGTGCTGTAACGCGCTGCTGCAAGCTGACCAGAACTGATGTTACTTGCGTTGGTCGTATCTGTCGTAGCCGATGCGGCAAGACCAGAAACCGCGCCCGCACTGATCGCAATCGCGGTATTGGTAACGCTGCTAACCTGACCACTGGCAAGGACAGTAAATTGCGGAACCTGAGACGCCGAGCCATAAGTGCCAGCAACCACGCCGGTCGGTGCAATGCTGCCGGAAGAGATAGACAGAGATGACCAAATTGGAGCCGCAGTCGCTCCCTGAGCCGTCAAAACTTGCCCAGCGGTTCCCGCCGTGAGCGCGACCCAAGAGGTCGTGTCACGATAGAGCATCATGCCCTTAGTGCTGCCAAAGGTGTCCAAAACCTGACTGACAGTGGCGTCTGTAGGAGACGCTGAGCCAACGGTGACATTGGCCTTCACCGTGCCAGCAGGCATTGTCGCCATGTAGGCATTTGTAACGCCCTGCAGATTGAGCGAGACGGTAGCGGCGCTACCAACCGTGCTGACCGAAATCGGAGTAGAGCCGCTAACGCTGGCAATGCCCGGAGCCGGGTAAGTGGAATTGACGTAAGCAGCAATATTGCCAAGCGAAATTTGACGAGAAGTGCCAGCCTGAACGCCCTCGAAAAGGTCCGTCGAGCTCAAGCCTACTGCGCTGGGGAGATTTGGAATTTGTTTAACGCTCATGTCAGCGGCCCTGTCTTTGGAACGTCAGTGTTATCGTATGGCAGGCCCGGATCATCGTTGCCCGGTGCATTCGGATCAGTACCCGGTTGCTCATTCAAGCCGCCCGGAGGCTCGCCAGTTTGTTGCGTAACACGGATATCATTATTTTGCGTGATACGGATGTCGCCATTGATGACCGGAATACCAGTCAAAGGATCAACCGTATTTTGACCAGATGTAACGCGAGTGTCCTGCGAAGCAGTGACAAAATCCTGAATGCGCGGATTTACAATCGGCACAGGATCAGCCGGCACAACAATCGCCCTGAGCTGTTCTTGCGGCGCATCGTAGCAAGAATTGCAGACGAGGATTTTGATATCCATCAAGGAAGCGCCACGCCAATCATACTGCGAGCGAAGATTAACGTGATTGTAACGAAAGCCACAGCGATCACAGATCGCATGCGCCTGCGGGTTACTAGCACTCGTTCTTGCGCGACCAGAGATTGATCCGTAGCCCATCTCTCTCCCCTATCGGAAATATCCAGAGATGACTGGCGAGATATACTGTTGGGCTGTTTCTACGTTCTGACGCGAAGCAATGTCATATGCCTCGTCAGCCATAGGCTTCAACATCATCATCTTCTCTGGAGCCCAGATTGTAGCAAGCCTCTGCGCGAGTCCGTAAGCAAAGGCTTCCATCCAGAGATATGGAATTTCAACCTGTTCGCCGTTTTGAAGATTGGAATCCTGAAGCTGGCGAACGCGATAGTATTTAAGAAACTGCGCGCTCGTGCCATCCGGGACAGGCCACAGCGTTACAGTAGGGGAAAGCAGGCGATCAAACCAGAATGTGGTCGTAAACCCCTGCTGTTCTTTATTTGGATAAGACGCATATTCCGTGCGGCTGATCGGCAAGATGATACGATCAATCGGCGCAGACTGACCATTATCAATGGTCATGTAAGCATCCAGCATAACCACCGTGTTTGCCGGCACGTTATACGTTGCCTGCCCCTGCACAAGAGCAACCTCTTGAAGGTCAACCGCCCACAGATTGACGCCCTGATTGGCCCAACGGGACAGCATCATGTTGGAGGCCATGCGAGCAGCTTCCATATGCTCCTGAAGGACAGCCGTATTACGGACGCCAATCAAGTTATAAGCATACAGAGTCAGTTCACCCAAACTTGGATTGAACGTGTATGAGATGCTCGTTGCCATTCTCTATCCCTTAAACGGGGCCAGCCTGAACAATGTTTGCTGTCACAGTGCCGGTGTTTGCAGACACATTGAGGCAAATAGCACGGCAAGGAATTGTAAACGCGCCAGCAATTGCCGCAGACCCAGACGTAAATCCGGGAGCAACAAACCACGAAGCGGAGCCCGCCGAATAACCTTCAGCATTTGGGTCATCCAACGAATATTCAACCGTAAAGGTTGCCGTCGCACTGAGCGTAACAGCAATGCCAATGTTGAACGGAGCTTGGAAATCATCAACAACGCAGATGGAACTGCGGCCTGTTCCCGTCTTGGTGAGAGCCTTGTACTGCATATTAACTCCTCTTGCCGGCCCGTGCAGCGGCTGCATTATCAACCAAATTAGGGTAGGGGCGTCCCGCCGCTCTAGCCTTTGCTTTGGCCGATTGAACCTGTTTGCGGCTCAGATGCTTCACTTTAGCATCTTTCGGCGCATCTTTCTCCCAAAAAGGTTTATCGGACATGTCAGCAATCCCACTTTCTGAGTGACTTGTTGATGCGACTGTTTGGATCAGCAGCCTTTGCAGAGCCGGTAAGCTTGCGCTTCATGCCGGTCATTCTAGCGCAAAAACTGTCTTTGCGCGATCCACCTTCAGGCTGCGGACGCTTGATATCACGCCCTTCTGCGCGAAGAGATGCGCGGCCCTTTTCATTCAAACCACCAGAAGGTGATTTACCTTCTTTTCGCGTCCAAGCACCAGCCATGACATCCTCCATATACAAACGGGGGCACGAATGCCCCCGCCGGTACTACCGATCTTTCGGATGAAAAATCTTAGTAGTGAGACGACTTGCCACGAGGAGTGCCAGAAGCCGCAGACGAGAGAACCTTGCCGCCAGACATGCGAGGCTTGCGGCCAGCATGCTTTTCAGCCTTTTCACCCATCATCTTGGCGATCTTGCCGCCCTTCTTGAAGCCTTCCGTCATGTTCTTCGACTCTTTGGCGACATTGCTGCCACCGCCGGCGTAGAAGTCACCACTGAGCGGCTTCGACTTGACCTTTTTGCCCTTCATATGAGCCTCCTATAGCCCGAATTAGGCGTTTGCCGCCTGAATGTAAGTGACAACGAGACGGCCAGCACCCGGAGTTGTATCCGGCAAGCCGGAGTCAACCCAAATTACTTCATCGATTGTTCCGGTGTTAACCCAAGCGGCGGTGCGCGTAGCGTCCGTTCCCGGATTGAGCGACAAAATGCCGATAGCATTGGCGTTCGTTGATGCAACGAGTTCCGTGGCCGTAGCCGACGTACCAACGCTGATCGTATACGTCGTTGTGGCGCTAGACCACGCAGTTGTCACGAACAACTCGATGTCGATGATGGTGCTGTTTGCGGGGATAACAATGCTCGTCGCCGCAGCCGTTGTAGACTGCGTGATAGCAGCCGACTGAGCCGCAACAAGAGTGCCGACATTGCGAAGCGTACCGACAGTGCTGCCGGTCGTGTTCAGAACATCGCCAGCCTTAACGGGGCCAGTAAATGTAGTTGTTCCCATAGGAACCTCCTGCACGATGCGATCACACTGTCTGTGCAGAGTCCGCTTGGCCGGTCAGTGCGATCAGGATGCCAAGATAAAAGGCGGGGCTGTTACACCCCGCCTTCTGTCATTACGACGGGAGCGAACCGTAGATTGCGCGCCAGTTGTAGTAGCCGAAGCTGTAACGCTCGTAGCCCTTAACCAGAAGGTTATCGGTCACGAAGTCTACCTGCATGTCGGACTCAAACTTGACGCGCTCCATGTAGGAGAGACCGTCAATGTTTGTGAGCAGGAACCAGTTGTTGGTATCCGTCAAGAAGTCGTTGACCATGTAACCTTCCGGCAAGCCGCCGGCGGTCATCATGATCGCATTAACATCATTGTCTGCAGTGCCCGGACGCAGTTCCGTCTTCGTCAGACGGATAGCAACCGGCTCAAGCTGCGGAGGAATGATCAACTTACGACCGCGAGCAAACACCTTCAGGCCGGCCTGATCCTTGAAGTTGGTACGGATCGCGATCATCGCGTTGAGCAACGTGCTTTCGTTGAGCTCAACAGTCGAGTAGTTCGACACCGTGCCGCCATCAATCGGATGGTCCGACGCAACAAGCGCCTTGCCGTCACCGCCAACCGCCGCATTGTACTGCGTAGCAGTGTTCAGCACGTTTGCGCCGTAGATTTCCTTGGTCTGCTGGAAGGATTCGATCAGACCGAGGTTCGACGGCATAAACTGCGTCTTGTAGAGGTTGTCATCGATAGCCTTGCGAGTGATCGCATAGCCAAGAGCAATTTCAGTGTGCTCTTGGTTATAGACGTAACGCTCGCCAGCGTTGTTATCAAATGCCGTCTGACCACCTTCAGTCTTCAACTGAGCCAGACCCAAGAAGCGCATTTCAGCGGTGCGCTCGAGAGCCATTTTCGACTCATGCTTCGTGAAGATTTTGTCGTACTGCGACGGAATCTGTTCGTACTTGCCTTCGACACCACGGAGACCGGGGAGGAGAAGGTCTTTGATGGCACTGAGATTAACAGCCATTGGTCCTTACTCCTTAGATGCCAGTCTGGTTCTTCGTCGTGACATTGTTGAAGGCCACAATCACATAGTTTGATGTGGCGATCTCAGTGCCGTTCGAGCCCGGAGGCTGCGTGACGAGAGAAACGATGCGGAAGGGAAGCGTAGAATCCGAAGCATTAACGCCGGAGAGAGTAGCAGCCGAAATGCCAGAGGCAGTGTTGCCAGAGCCAATGGTGTAGCCAGCCGTTGCGCCAACGTCAGTCTGAACGATGCCACCAGAGATGGACGAAACAGCCTGAACGATGAACTTGGCATTTGGATCGTTGACGATGTAGCCCTCAATCGTGCCAGAAGCCGGGTCCGTACCACCGGGATAGTAGTTGGACCAAACGACGCGCTTCTGCGAGGTCGAGAGGTACTTGCAGCCGACGAAGATGCCGGCGATGCCAGCAGCAGCAGTCGTGCCGTCACCCTGAGCGACAGTGCCGTCGTTGACGGGCTCTACAGGGTCACCGAAGAAGATGTTGGTCGTGTTATAGCCAATAACGACAGGGACCTGCTCATATGTCGGAGCAGAACCAGTGCCGCTGTACTGACGGAAACCGAAAGGCGCATTGGTATTCGCCATGACGGATGCCTCCTTTTTACAGGAAGTCCCATCATGCCACGCCGGGGGCACTAAGAGACAGAGAAAGTGAAAACTCTCCACGCCGGGGGAGAGTAGGTCAATGAAGACCTTGCATGTCAAAATATCATGTCCGCCTAAAAAGTAAAGAGCCGCCCCGAAGGACGGCTCCCAAAGCATTAGAGCACTTTCATTGATACGGGAAAATACTCTCCAACTTCCATCGGAACGCCGGTAACACATTCAATCCAATGGGCCTCGCGCTCCGCACAAGCCTTACTCTTCCAAGAGTGATTGAAAATTGTATCGCCCTTATAATCTTTCACTCTCTGAGCCATAAGCCTTCGATGCTTTAAATCTAGTTTGATGCCGTTTTTTATTCTAACCCTGTAGAACGGCTTCGACATTTTGCATCTCCATATCAAACAACATTGGGCGACATCATCCGACATCGCCCAATTATAATATCACAACATGACAAAATGTCAAGTCTGCACTTTACTCTTTGGGAACGGGCATCGCTTCCCAACCCTTTTTAATCTGCGGACGAACGCGCGGATCATCACGGGTCATTGTGCCATCCGGCGTACCGGCAAGCTGTGCTTCCTTGTCGCGAACCTGTTTGCGAGCGCGGAAGTTATTCATCTGACGAATTTCTTCTGTCAGCTCCGTAGGCCGCTCCATCAGGATCATGCCTTTGCGCTCGATAGTAGCTCCCTGCCAGTCAGACGGCATGTAAGCGCGATGCTTGGCGCAACGCTTGACTGGAACAGGCTCCCAGCCGTCACGGGCAAGAGCAACCATGTGTGTGCTGTCTTCCTGACCAAGAAGAAAGCGGCGTTTCCATTCGTAGGTCCAGCCTTCCGGGATCATCTGAGGATCGATCCAAAACTCATCTGTGCCTTCATCCATAGGCCCACGATGACCACGAATTTCAGCAGCACGACGGGCAGCGCGTTCTTTCGGGCTTTCCTCACGCATTTCAGGCCTCATATCTCCACGGGACGCCAACTTCGATACAGGCTCTGCAGCCATATCAGAGTACTCATCATTGAAGCCTTCCGGCGGCGGACCTTTACGGCGAGGTGTTTTCATAATTTCATTCGACATGACTTATCTCCTCAATTCGGCAGCTTGCCTTCTTTTTGCAATGCAGCCTTATGCAGCCAATATTCCTTCTCAGACATTCCAAGCATCTTTGCCATGTCAGCTTCCGCGCGGGTAAGCGTGGCCTGATTGGAACGACCGTTTGAAGTGCGGTTGACCGGCGCTGCGGGAGGCGGCGTCTGTCTGGAAACCGGCTTGGATGCTGATGACAAGGGCGACTCCTGTTCTTGCTGCTTGGCGAGACCAAGTCGGCCTTCGATGTAACGAAAATAAGCGTCAGAGTCGGGTTCTACACCCTCATCAACTGCATCTTCGTGCGCACGGAACATCTTATTGATCATGCGATCATTATCGATGGCATCACGATTGTTCTTCAGCCACGCCGCAGAACGAGGCGTAACGGAAGAAATGATCTGATCCATCTTGCTGGATGCCGCCGGCGGAGGTGCAGGAGCCCTTTTCGGAGCGTTCTGCATTTCGTGCAGGCCGTTTTCCAACTTGTCGAGCTTTATAGCGTTTGCCGAAAGCGTCTGTTGGATGTGAGCGCCACGGTCATAGTCACCTTGGCTCATTGCCTCCGCATAGTTCTGCGTGAGGATGTCATTGTCGCGCTTGATCGTATCGATAGCATTGGAAACCAACGTGATGTTGGTGTCATCGGCCTCAGTATACGCCATGCGGGCCTGTTCATAAGCAGCTCGCGCGGCATTTTCAGCCGTTTTGCGAGCCTGACGCTCTTCTTCAAGCTCTTTTTTCAGTTTTGCCAGTGCAGACTCTGCCTCGATCTCAAGTGCAGCGCCTTCCGGCTTATCTTCTACAACCTCAATGGTCTCATCAGCGCCATCGATAGCATCATCAATCTTGATATCGATGTCTTTTTCATCTTTTTCCATTTTTAATCTCCTTACCAAGCTTCATCTGGGTTCTCGACACAACCCCTGACAGAAGAGTCCTTCAGGATGCGACAGAGAACGCCATGCACAGTGATCGACCATCCATCGGACGGACGTAAAACAAGCCAATCACCAGTTTTGAAGTTTGCATCTTCAAACCAACCTTCTTCTGTCGGCTCAAATGCTTTAGGGCCAGCCTTCAACAGCAGTCCTACTTTGGACTGATAGCGATCTTCATCTCGATGCTTGTCGGGAAGATGCAGGCCGGATTTTGTTTGTTCAGGTCGAAGATAGACTCCAACCAAGATATCGTTGTTGAAGAGCTTGAACGTGGAGAGATCACCGATCTCCTCCAAGATTTTAGCCCTTGGATCAACATCGTGCTTCATAAGCATATAAGGCATGCGTCCCCCTTATCGGCTCGCCCCATCACTATTGATGTGACGTTCAGTATCCTCAATCAGCTCTAAAGCCGCTCGAAGACCATCTATAATTCCGACATGGTGACGGTAGGACGCAAAATCAAATGTCGCGCTCGCCGTAACGAGCTGATCTTTACGTCGCTCTATCTCTTCCTTGATAGCCTTCTCCAGCTCAGACTGGAAAAAGGTCTGATAAGTAAGCATAGCCGCCCCCTCTGAC